GATGGAAGACCAAGAAAATACCAAAAGGAAATAAAAGCATAATTTGCCCAAGTTGCAAGCTAGAAAATAGAGAAGAATCCAATTTCTGTGCAAATTGTGGAAAAAAATTAAAAGACACATGTAAATGTTGGGTAATAAAAAAGGACAGCTATTCATGTGGAGAGAAAAGCTGCCCGGGGTATAAGTTGCCAACAAGGTTAAAGAAATAGAGGTGAAAACATGGAAACAAAAATTTCAGCTAAAGAAATGTGCAAGGTACTGGGCATCGAAAAACAAAAAGAAGTACATGACATTAAAGAATGTGTACATAAAGAAAAAATAGATCACAAAGAAAGTGAATTAATGAGAAAAGTCGATCAGGCACTTGATGAATACCTTGAAGAAACTAAAAAGGAGTGTGAGACTTACGGAGATTTAGAAAAGAAAGTAAAGGAACTGGAATGGAAAGGAACATGGAGTGGATTAAGCCCTTATGCCCTAGCGATAGCTAGGATTCTTAAAGAAAAAATCGAGGAAGAAAAGAAAGGATTAAAGATCAAGAAATAAGAAAGAAATTACAATTTCTGCAAACACAAAAAAGAACAGATGCCTTAGTTTCCTGTCCGATCAGGTACCTACCCAATACCTGAAAAAGAAAAAAAGAAACCCTACAATATGCGAAAAATCCTCTTATTAAGTCGTGAAATAACAATCGGGCAGGGAACTAAGGCATCTGGATCAAGGAGGGAAAAAGATACAAGGAATGTATTTAGAACAGAGAGTAGAACAACTTGAAAGAGAGATCAGAGAGTTGAAAGAACAGAAGAAAAACGAACAGTATCTCTCCCCGAAAGAATTTGCTGAGAAAATGAGTTGTTCCCAGTCATTTGTAACAAAGATGGTAAAAAGCGGAGAGATTCAGGCCCTGCGAATGGGCAAGCTAATCAGGATCCCAATGAGTCAGTTTGAAGAAACAGAATCCGCAGAACAGTCATGGAAAGATATTGTATTTAAAGGAGCGTGAGATATGGCAACGGCAGCAGTATTTGGTTTATATGTAGCAGCAAGTGTAATCACTTGCATGATCGTGTCAAAAACCAAGATTGGGAAGCGAATGATGGAGTATATGTTGGATAAGTTAACGATGAAGTAGGAGATGAAAAGGATGAGAGATGAAATTCTATTCAATTGCGAAAAAGAGGTTTTAGAAGCCAATCTTTTTCTTATGTGCGGAAAGAATGAAGAAGGAATACAGGCTGTAAGGAACGTAATAGATACGCTTATGAAAGAGATTGCAAATGACATACAGCCGATTACAAAAAACACAGAACCATATGTGATCGTTGCGCTGCGAACATTAGCAAAAGGATTAGAAATGCGATTAGGAGGAGAATGGAGAAACACGATAAGAGTCGCAGAAGCAGTCGCAAATGCAATGAAATTTGATATTCCAGAGGGAAAAATCAATGAGACTGACAATGAAGAACCACACAAGTAATACATACAGAGCCTCCCTGATCAGGCAGGATAATAACTGCCTGTTAGGGGATGTAGTAGACAAATTAGGCAGATACGAAGATATCTGTGAAGAACTTGAAAAACTGATAAAAGAGCAGAAAAAAAGAACCCACCGGCAAAAGTAAGTTCTTAGTGCAAAAACTGCACATTTATATTATAGCAAGTTCTCCAAGAGAAAGCAAGAAAAATAGCGGTTGAAATACCGCTGTTTAGACTTGCTAAAGGTATTAAGTTTGAGACAAAAGGAGAATGAAATGCCATACGTAGAAGTAGTAGTAAAGGCAGGGAGAACAATAGAGACCCAAAGACATTACAGTCACAGGGTACATCCCAAAGGATGCAAAAGGCAGAAAAAAGAGAAAGAGACAAAAGAATCACAGAAAAAGATCAATGTAAGAAAAGCAACAGATAGACTTAGATGGATGTTGAATGAAAATTTCACAGGTGGGGACATGCACATCCGTTTATCTTATGCAGGCACAAAGCCAGACTATGAGCAGATGAAAGAAGATAAGGCAAAATTCTTAAGAAAGCTTCGAACAGAGTTTCGTAAGCAGGATAAAGAGTTGAAATTCGTTCATGTGTTCGAAATCGGGAAAAGAGGAGCTAGACATCATCATCTAGTGATCAATTCCATTGACAGCCGAACGCTAAGGGAATGTTGGCCACATGGGAGTGTCTATGTCAGTTTGTTAGACGATACTGGACAGTACGGAAAACTTGCCAGTTATCTGATCAAAGAAGTGACAGAAAAAGGCGAGAAATTACCAAGACGATACTCACCATCAAAGAATCTGCGGATTCCAGTGCCAAAAAGAAGAATTATCCTTGAAAGAAAGTTTTTCAGAAGAAAACCAAAAGCACAAAAAGGATATTACATTGATCAACAGAGCGTATATTCAGGATTTACAGCCGATGGGTATCAATTTCTTAGATATATCCAGGTAAAGATACGCAATAGGTGGAGGAGAGAATGAAACAGATAGATATTTACATATACACACTGATCCACAGCCGTGGAAAAGGTCCGGCAGTCTATAAATCTGTGTTGGAATTTGTGACATCAAATGGAGAAGTACACACCCTGGATGTTAAAGGAGCAGACAAAGAGACAACAACAAACAGGATCACGATCGAAGCTGCAGTAATGGCGCTGCGGAGAATCAAGTTAAATCAGCCGTATCAAATAAGAATCCATGCGGATTCCGACTATTTTGAACGGATGTTAAAAGCTACAAGAGTATACGCAGAACATGACTGGAAAACAAAGGCAGGGAAAGAGATCGCAAACGCGGACCTGTGGAAAGAAGTTTATATATTCAAAAAAACAAACCACGTAACAGCAGACAGCGATCTACTGGAACATTATGCGTGCAAAGAAGAACTGGAGGATGATTTATGGAAATTCACGAATTAGAGAAATTTTTAGGCGGATTCAGAGATGAGGAAAAAGTCGGAATTATGGAGAAGCATCACATCGTGTTTCGGAGTCAGGGAGGATGTGACTTTTATTACAATATTATCGAGCTCCCAACAGGACTACATAAAGGGCGGAGAGGTCCGCATATGTGCAGAGAAACAGACGTATTTTTGAAGCAGAGTGTTCAGAAAGCGTTATTTGACGAACTGGAGACAGAAAGAAAGACAGCAGAAGAAATCGTACATTTATGTTGCCCGATGAATCGAAGAAGTGAAAAGAAACTTTATCAACGTTTAAAGAGCGCAAAAAACTATGGCGGCAAATATGAACCAGAAGATGCAGTACGTGCGATCATGGGCGGTAAATTGTATTAGGAGGTAAGACTATGTTCGATATGTTTGGAGAGATGGAGACAGCGGCAGAGATCAACGACGTGGCCAGAAGCCTAAAAGAAGAAGGAGAGAAAGAAAATCTTGACAAGTTATGCGCTGAAAATGGCATAGATGCTGAATTAGCGCAGATGTTTTGGGATGGAGAGATTGATTTTATCACAGATCAGTTAATGGCAGCAGTCGGAAAGTTAGACATGGAGGTAAAAAAAGCAAAAGGACAGAACGGATATTTGGAATCTATTGCTAATTTCCTAAAAGCCGAAGCAGAAAAAGATGAAAAATTAGCGATCGCCATCCGAAAAAAAGGAAAGAAATTAACAGATTCTTATAAAGCAGTAGAGAATGAAGCAAGAAAAAGAAAGAAATCTGGAAGCAATTGCGTAGTTATGAGAGATAAAGACGTGTTTGAGATCGTGGAGAAATACTACAAAGAAGGTGCTAAGGCATGAAGAAAAAAGCAATAGAAAAGATTCCGTTTGGAAAAAAGAAAATTCATAAACTAGATGATTGTTTCATGATCGATGGAAAATGGATTGACGGAAAGACGAATAACATCAATGCAAGAATCTGCCTAAGAAAAAATGAATATGCAAATTACATCGAAGGAGTTGGATGGAATGTAAGATGCTTAAATAGTTGGCGGGTGTACGAATCGGATCAGTTTAAGGTAGAACTTGAATTGAGCAGAAAAGAGAAAAAGGAATTATCCGATTTTTACGAACAAAACAGAAGAAAGAATTGGGGTTGGAAAGAAACAGAACCAAACAGACAGATCAACGAAATTGAAGAAAAGATCAATGGTGAAAAATCAGAAAAGCGTCATGAAAAACGAATGCAGAAGATCAAAGAGGAATCGGAGGAGATCAGACCGATCACAAAAGACTTAAGGCAATGGGCAGAAAAGCAAATGGAATCCTATCTGTTTTACAAAGAATCAACAGGATTCTGTGGAAAGTGTGGACAAGAGGTAAAACTAGATCGCAGGAAACAAAAGATCACACACAACAAAAGAGGAATTTGTCCAAACTGCAGAAAGAGGATCACGTATAAGGCAGCAGGACGACAATCACAGATTGAAGATTCTATCAAAGTGGTAAGATTCCAAAAAACAAATCTTGGAATCGCTGCGATAGAAAGCCTGGTAGTGAAAGAATCATTCGCAGAAAACAAAGAAAACGTAAGAATAGCAGATCGTTTCATCTGGTTCATAGAAGAAAATTACAAGTTATTCAATGAACTTTCAGAAGAATCAAGCAAAGAAGCTTACTGGTATGACACAGGATCAATGAATGTAGGAAAGGCAAGAATCTATCCGAAGAATTTGAAACAAATAATCAAAGGAACATGGATAGAGCATAGCGGCATTGATGTAGTTGCATCCTGGAAGGGCAAACAGGAACAGTATGAAATGATCATCGAGAATTATATGCAGAATCCACAGTTAGAACTTGTAATTAAAGCGAACATGCGGAAGCTGACAAGGCAATTATGGAGTTATGACAGATTTCTGAATAAAGGCACAAAACTTAACGAAGTTTTAGGACTTACGAAAGCAAACATGAGAAAAGCAAGAGACTATGACCTTGGAAGAGATGAGATCAGAGTATTGCGAAACGATCCTGATGGAAAACTGACAGATGATGAAATTATCGCATTATCCAATGCAGGACATCACCTGCTAGCGTTAAGAACGTTCACAACGATCAAGAAGATAGCAAACTACACACGTAAGGGACATGATGCAGGAATCTGGTTGGATTATTTGAGAATGGCACAAGACTTAGGCTATAACATGAAGGATAAAGCCGTTCTGTTTCCGAGAAAATTAAAAGATAAACACGATGATCTGACAAAGATCATGAAGATTCAAGGAGACAATATAAGAGAAAAGAAATATCAGCAAAGAATCCCAGAACTGAAAGCATTGTACAGCTATGAGACGAGTAAATACAAGATCATAGTTCCAGAGAGCTTAAAAGCGATTGTAGAAGAAGGGCGAAACTTACACCATTGTGTAGGAACATACACAGAGAAAGCAGCAAGAGGAGAAACAGATATTCTATTTATCAGGAAACAGGGAGAAGAAGATACAAGTTACTATACGATGGAAGTCAGGAACTTAGAAATCATACAGTATCGTGGAGCATACAACAATTTACATGATAATCCAGTTCCGAAAGAAATAGACCAGTTTGTAAGACAATTTCACACAATGCTAATTAAGAGAGCAAGAAAGGCAGCGTAATGGAAGAATATCATCAGATCACACTAAACGAATATATCAGTATCAAAGAAGATATCAAGAGAAGACTTAAGCACCTGGCAGAGAGCTTTGTAGCGATCGGCTATAGATTAAAGCAAATCAGAGACACAGAAGCGTACAGACAGGATGGTTATAATACAATCTTTGAATTTGCAGAAAAAGAACTTGGTTTAACAAAATCTCCAACAAGCAGATTTATGGCAATCAACGATAAGTATAGTGTTGGCGGTAATAGTTTGGAACTGCGAGAGGAATTTATTGGACTTGGAAAAAGTCGCCTATCCGAAATGCTGACGATGGACCCAGAAGATTATGTACTTGTAACGGATCAGACAAGCATAAAAGATATCCGAGAAATCAAACGAATGGAAAAGGCAGCAGGCGATAACAAGGCACTAACAAAGTTTCAAGAGGTTCTAAGAAAAGAATATGCATCACCAGACCGAAGAAAAGAGTTGATCGAGATTGCTAACGCTAAGTGCATTGACGATATCAAGGCAGCAGTCATTCCAGAAGGATATCGGTTAATGAAAAAAGGAGTTCTGGCGATCAAGTTTGAAGATGAAAAGATCACAGTCCGCACTATGGGAGTATCCGGAGTGCAGGAGTTAACATGGAGTGAAATCTTAAATGAATATGATCAGGCATTTGATTTAGGGGTAGCAGATCCATGGAAAGCGACATACGGAGAGATAGAAGAAGATAAACCAGAACAGAAAAAAGTAGAAAAGAGGTCGGAAGCAAAAAAGTCGACAAAAGCAGAATCTAAGCCAGTTGCGACATCGCAACAAGAAGAGCAAGTTGTTGGCCAAACAAGCATTGAAAAAGATTTTCCAGAATATTTACCTGATGATCTAAAGGTGGAAATCGAGCAGACAAACAAGGTAGAAGTACCAGAAACAGTTGCAGATGATCACAGACATAAACTCAAATTATCGAAAATGTTTTTTGATGACGTAAGATCAGGAAGAAAATCATTCGAATTAAGAAAAAATGACAGAGATTATCAAATTGGAGATATCTTAGAACTTAGAGAAATGGACAATGGAGAACCGACAGGAAGAGTAATTGAAAAAGAAATTACCTACATTCTGGAAGGGTTCGCAGGATTAAAAGAAGACTGGTGTATTTTAGCACTGGCGGATATTGCGAGGTAAGAAAATGTTAAATAAAAAAGAATTTGACGGATATATTTGTGAGAACACAGGTAAGAAGATTAAGGACATGAAGCTATGCCCAGACAAGCAAATAAAATTAAAGCAGAGAATCAAATGCGACAAGGATTGTATCTGGTGCGAGAAAGGAGAAAAGTAAAATGGCAATGGCGAAAAAATGTGATAGATGCGGAAAACTTTATGAAGGTTATCACGTAAAAGGTAATGATTTTGGAATGAATGGAGTTGCAGAAATCAGCTTTGCAGCTAACGATAACTATAGTGTAAAAAAATCATTTGATTTATGCCAAGAATGCAAAAAGTCATTTGAAGAATGGAGAGATAATAAATAGTGCACAATCGGTTAAGCCGATTTATATACCACAGCAACTATTAACCTAAAACGCATAAGAAACAAATCACAAGCCTGTTGCTACGGCAGCAGGCAGAAAGGAGACAGGACGTGAGGTACACAGAACAATTCAAGAAAGGCATGGCTAGAGCGATTGTGGCAAAAGGTATGAGTTGCAAAGAACTATCTGAAAAAGTTGGAATTCATGAAAATACGCTAAGACGTTGGAGCAAACAATACAGAAATGAAGTGAAAGAAGATCGAGCCAAGCGAAAGAATTACAGTGACGATTACAAAAAAAGTGTAATAAGGGAAATGTTGCTCAAAGGAATCACATACAAAGAAATGGCAGAAAGAACCGGAGTCAGTGAGAATACATTGTATTATTGGGATGATCGTTATCGGTATGAGATAATGGACGATCTTACAAAAGAAAGCAGAAGGAAACAAAACTACAACAAGGAATCATATTGGCACCGATACACATCGAGTGCAGGACGTTTTGAGTAACAGAAAGAGAGGACGGAAGAATGACAGAACGAGAACAGAACGAAAAGAAAAAAGAATACCTGAATCGTTACAAGAATGCTGTAAAAAAATATCAATCGCTTAAGGAACAGGAAGAAGCGTTACGGCTAGAAGTAGATGGACCGAAAGGTGTTGGATATGACAGCATGGGAATGCCAAAGGGCAGTAGTCATCCGTCTGACATATCAGATTATATCGTGAGAGTAGAAAAGATATTAAGCAAGATCGATGACAAGAAGAAAGAAATACAAAAGATCAGATTGGAGATTGAAGAAAAGATTGCAGATGTAGAAGATGGAACACAAAGCAAGATATTATATCTTAGATATATTAAGCTTATGAAATGGGAAGATATTTGTGTGAGATTAAGATACAGTTGGAAACAAATACATAGGATGCATTCGCAGGCATTAAAGAATTTAAAGATTGTGAAAGATGACACACAATGACATAGAAAGACACACTTTGTTTTGATATACTATATCATGTAGTTGATCGGCAGAACAGCTACTAATAACTTCTTTTTTCAAAAACATATAGAGTGTAGTATCTTTGATACCAAGAGGACTCGGCAGAAGCCGAGTCCTCTTTGCGTAGAGAAAGCGAGCAGGTATGAAACAGGATGAACTAAAGAAATGGATTGAAGAACTGATACAACAAGGTAAGTTGTGGAAGTTTTACAAATCAAAGGACTGGATCAAAGTAAAAGAAGAAGTGCTGAAAGAAAATCATTATGAGTGTGCAGAATGCAAGAAGCAAGGGAAGATAACTCGCTATGATGTAGACGCAGATGGAAACAAGAAGCTGATCAGCACTGTGCATCACGTGCAGTTTGTACGAAAGCATCCGGCTTTAGCACTAAGCAAAACATATACATACAATGGGAAAACGTATGTAAATCTTATTCCTGTATGCAAGGCATGCCATAACAAACTGCATCCAGAGAAGAGAAAAAGAAAAAAATGCAAGGACGAAAGTAAATACGTGAATGAGGAACGATGGTAACACCCCCACACCCCCATTACCCTTTCAAAAAGGGGAAACCAACAACGGGAAGGGGACAAGACAAAACATCTACGCGCGTGCGCGTGAGAAAAAAGTGAGGTGATAGGCATGGCAGCAAAGTCACAAAAAGCAATCAGAGATTCACTGATGACACAATTACGAGCAAAAGGTGCAGACGTTGCACACTTTGAAAGTCTGGTGGATGACTATGTGGAATACTTTGGACTCGTCAAAAAAATGAAAGCAGACATAAAAAAACGAGGACTGTCATATCCGGCAACCTCCGCAGCAGGCAAGGAATACGAGAAGGATAATCCAAATGTAAAACTATTGCCACAATACACACGAGCGATGCTGACGATCTTGAAAGACCTTGGATTAACAACGGATAAGGTAGCAGACGAAGATATTGAATTATGACAAATATCAAGCTGATTCCGGAGATCCAGGAATGGATAAATATCGTTGAAAATGACATTTATAGGTGTAGTAAAGATCAAAAATTACTCGTAAAACACATAAAAAAGTGCTTTAAAACTGAAAAAATTCACGTAGATACAGAACAGTTAGCGAAGTATATGCACCTTGCAGATGAATATGTGCCGTTTACTCTCTTTCCGTGGCAGAGATTTATTATAGCGCTGCATGATTGCACATATTGGGATGAGGATGGCATGCCAAGATGGCCGGATTTATTTGCGATGTTAGGAAGGGGAGCCGGCAAAGATGGAACGATCGCAGTCGAAGCCTTCTGCCTGACAAGTCCATACAATGGAATCAATGCATATGATGTCGATATCTGCGCAAACAATGAAGAACAAGCGGTCAGGCCTGTTCAAGATTTGGTTGGATTCTTCGAAGAACCGAAGATTATACGAAAGATAAAAAAATTCTTTCAGTGGACAAAAGAAAAAATCACATGCAAAAAGACAAAGAGTGTCATAAAGGGAAGAACGAACAGCCCGAAAGGAAAAGACGGACTACGTTCAGGAATTGTGATTTTTAACGAGATACATCAGTATCAAAATTATGACAATATCAATGTATTCACAACAGGATTGGGAAAAAAGCAACACCCAAGGAGATCATACTACACGACCAATGGAGACGAAAGAGAAGGACCATTAGATGATCTACTTGAAGATTCAGAAAGAATATTACAAGGTGGAGAAGATGATAATGGACTACTTCCGTTCATTTGCAGATTAGATGATCCGAAAGAAGTTGACGATGAAGAAAACTGGACAAAAGCAAATCCATCACTGCCATACTTGCCAAACTTATTAACCGAGACAAGAAAAGAATACAGGGAATGGAAAAAGAATCCGGATCGTTTGCCGGCTTTTATGTCGAAGAGAATGAATCTGACATATGGAGTAAAAGAAACGGCAGTAACATCCTGGGATAATATCAAAGCAACCAACAAAGAGATTCCAGATCTGAAAGGTTGGAGCTGCACAGTTGGAATTGACTACATGAAAGTGTCAGACTTTGCAGCGGTCAATTTTCATTTCAAAGACGGAGATAAACGATATGACATCAACCACGCATGGTTATGTTCATCATCGAAGGATATACCGAGAATCAAAGCACCATGGAGAGAATGGGTAAAAAAAGGGCAGCTTGAGTATGTAGATGATATTGAGATACATCCATCTGTAATTGCGAATTATATTGCCGAAATGGGAAGAAAGTACTCGATTGTTATGGTTGGAGTTGATAATTATCGATATTCGTTGCTGTCAGATGCATTGGCAAGAGTTGGAATATCGAAAGAACAAGGGAATTTGATGCTTGTAAAGCAAACAGACATCATTACAGTTGTACCAATTATAGATCACTGTTTTTTGAATGGGTACTTCCACTGGGGAAATGATCCAGTATTGCGTTGGGCAACGAATAACACCAAGGTAATCAGGTACGGAAAGCAGCAGGGAGCAGATAAGGGATCTTTTGTATACGCAAAAATCGAAGCGAAAAGCAGGAAGACAGATCCTTTCATGGCACTAGTTGCGAGTATGGTACCAGAAAACAAAATAAAACCAAGACCAAAAATCAGAAAAGTAAATGTTATAAGGTGGTGAGAAAAATAGCATGGATAAGTAATTTTTTAGAACGATTATTTCCAACAAGGCAGAGCCTTGGCGGTGAAACTACAGTGATCATAGATATTCCGGCGGATCTTTATTACAAAGAATTAGCGATATATACAGCAAGTTCCTTGATAGGAAACGCGATATCGAGATCAGAAATCAAGTGTTTTATTGATGGGAAACCAGAAAAGAATACGGATCATTTTCTCCTAAATGTATCGCCAAACATGAATGAAACAAGCTCAATGTTTTGGCATAAAGTCATAAACAAGATGATCAGAAAAGGAAAAGCGGTTGTAGTAGAAGCAAATGAAAAACTGTATTGTGCTGATTCGTGCGTGATCGAACAGGAAAGGCCAGTACTAGGAGATATTTACGGCGGTGTCACTGTTGGAAATTTTCAATTCAACAGAATCTTTACGCAGAAAGATTGTTATGTGTTCAGACTCGATGACATCAACGTAAAACAGCTTGTAGACGGAATGTATCAGGAGTATGGGAAGATTTTGTCAACAGCAGCACAAGCATTCAAAAAAGCAAACGGACAGAAATACAAATTAAGAATTGAAGGAATGAAGTCCGGAGATGAAGAATTTGAAGATAATCTTATTAAGAAGATCACAGAAGAATTGAAAGCATACATGGAAAGTGATAACGCTGTGTACCTGGAATTTGATGGATACAGTTTAACACCAGATGAAACGACGAAGATATCAAAGACATCCGATGACTTTATCAAGCTTCGAAGCGATCTGTTCAAGACAGTTGCGGGAGCGTTCCATATACCAGAATCATTACTGACTGGAAATATTACAAACATGGCTGATGTTGTAGGAGCATTCCTGACATTTGGAGTTGATCCATATGCAGATGCGATCACCGAAGGGCTAAATAAACGTGCAGGAGCACAGAACTACGTCAGTGGAAATTACTACGTTGTAGATACAGGAAAGATAAAACACAGAGATCCGTTTGATATAGCAGCATCCGCATCTAATCTGATCAGTTCAGGTACGTACTGTATCGATGAGGTAAGGGAAGAACTTGGAAAGGCACCATTAAACACAGATTGGAGCCACAAGCATTTCATAACAAAGAACTTTGAAGAATTAGAACGCTTTTTAAAGAATCCAGGAGGTGAAACAGATGAAAAGAAAAGCAGTTTATCAAGTAGCGGTTAACGAAGAAACCAGGACAGCAGATGTAAATCTTTACGGAGATATTACATCAAACGCTGAAATCTACCGAAATTGGTATGGAGATGATGGCAGCAGATCTGCACGAGACATCAAAAACGAGATTGAAAGCTTGGACGTAGATACAATCAATGTCTATATCAATTCGTATGGCGGCGAGGTAGCGGAAGCACTGGCAATCTATTCAAGCTTGAAAAGACACAACGCACAGATTCATACATATTGCGATGGTTTTGCATGCTCTGCAGCAACGATCGTATTTTGTGCAGGCGATACAAGAACGATGGGATCAATTGCGTTATTGATGATTCATAACTGTATGTCTTACTTAGGATATGCAAATAGCAACGAAATGAGAAAGGCAGCAGAAGATAATGATAAGATCAATCAGTCAAGTATCGAAGCGTACAAAGCGGTATGTAATTTATCAGAAGATGAGATAAAAGAAAAAATGAATGCAGAAACATGGTTAACAGCACAAGAGTGCCTTGATTATGGATTTGCAACAGAGATCGCAGATCAGGAAGATGAAGATGACGAAGAGACGAAACAAACAGCATTTATGCAGATCAGACAGTCTATTTTAGGGAATAAGCATAATGATCTTGATGCGATCATGCAGAAACTGGAAAAAATCCAGTCGATGATCACACAGAAAGCAGGTGATCCAAAGAATCTTGACGGCCAGAAACAGACTGGCAACAAAGGAAACGATTTTATGAAAACCTTTTTTAACAACTTAATTTAGGAGGGAACAGAATGTTAAAAGAAAACGCAGTAGTAAAAGATGCAGTCGTGGCAATGCAGTCCGCAATTGAAACAGGAGATAGAGAAAAAATCACAGCAGCATTTGAGAACTTTGGAGAAAGTATTGCAAATACTGTAAGAGAAGAATTTGAATCAGCAAATGGAGACAATGATGTCTTATTGCAGAGAGGGTTCAGAGTCTTAACAAGCACAGAACAGAAATTTTATGAAAAAGTAATTGAGGCAGGAAAGCAGAAAACAGTGCAGGCAATGAATGGACTTCTAACACCAGAGGTTATGCCAAACACAATCATTGAAGATGTGTACAGAGATCTTACAGAAGAACATCCACTGCTAGATAAAATCAATTTTGTTTCAGTTCAATACTTAACAAGATGGATTTTAAACGATCATACAGCAGACTGTGCAGTATGGGGAGACGTAAACGAAGAGATTACAAAGGAAATCACATCAGCGTTCAGAACGATCGAAATGACACAGTGCAAATTATCAGCGTTTGCAGTCATTGACAAAGATATGTTAGAACTTGGACCAGTGTTCTTAGATGCATATATCAGAACATATCTGAAAGAAGCACTTGCAAAAGCACTTGAGAAATCAATTATCTGCGGAAATGGACACAAGAGTCCGATCGGAATGGATAGAGATATTCACGAGGGAGTGAACGTGAATACATCAACCGGATACCCACAGAAAACAGCAGTTAAATTAACGAGCTTTATGCCGGCAGAATATGGAAAAGTATTAGCACAGCTTGCAAAAACAGAAAAAGAACATAACAGGGTGTTTGATCAGGTAACATTAATTTGTAATATGCAGGATTATTTAAGTAAAGTCATGCCGGCAACAACAGTGTTAACAGCAGTTGGAAGCTATGCAACAAACTTATTCCCATTTCCAACAGAGGTTGTAAGATCAGCGGAATTAGAAACAGGAAAAGCGATCTTAGTATTACCAGAAGAGTACTTTATGGGACTCGGAACATCAAAAGAAGGGACATTAGAGTTTTCGGATGAATTTAAATTCTTAGAAGATCAGAGAGTATTCAAGATTAAGTTACATGGAATGGGGCGCGCCTATGATAATACAGTTGCGATCTTATTAGATATCAGCAAATTAAAACCGGCATATGTGCAGGTAGAAGGGACTCCGGATACTACGGAGTAGTTGCGACATCGCAACAAAAAGGAGTGATGCAGAATGTTAGACAGGAATCAGTTTCCGTCCAATAAGCTAAAAATGGTAAAAAGACACTTAAACATCACATGGAATGATACAGATACAGATGAAAAGATCATGGATATGATGATGGATGCAGAAGCAGAACTGAATCATATGTTAGGGGCGGAGATTGATTATTTTCGCCCTGGAATGGAAAGAAGATTGTATTTAAATTATATGTTGTATGCCTGGAATGAATGCCTGAACGAATTTGAACAGGCATATAAACGGGAAATTATACGAGTCAGACACTTATACAGAGTGAAAGGGGTGTCAAATGATCAAGAACAGATTCAGCAAATATAACGATGGAATGTTATATGTTTGCGAAGCAAAGAAAAAAGAAATCGACTTTGGAGCAGCAAAGAACACACGAAAAAAAGAAGACCTGAAAAAGATTGTGAAACTGGCATATGAGGAAAGGACAAAACGTGAAGAAGACTTAGAATTTGCAGAGAATAGAGATCGCTCATTATCGATAAAGGTAAAAACGAGATTACAAGAGCAGGTAAAAGCGACACATAAGGTCCTAATTGAGAATGTGCTTTACAGCATAATTTATGTGGACTTAGACAAGCCAAACAAAGAAATGTATCTATATCTGGAAGAAGAAAGAGAAATAAGATGAGTGTCTTAGATAAAACAAGAGATTTATTATCAGATCTTGCAAAAGAAGATGGATTAGTTGGAGCATATTATGGAGCATGTAATGAAAGAAATTTGCAAGAATGGAATTATTTCGTGTTCAATCGGAAAGAAACAACGAAATCATCCAATAAGCGAGACTGGCAAACATATTATCAATTGCACATTATTCATGAGGAATATATCCCAGATGGGTACGTAGAAAAAGTGATTAAAGCGTTAGAAAGTCAAGAGGATGTAAAACTAAGAGTAACCATTGACCCGGTGGAATATAGTTATACATTCAAAGGAAAAGGAGATGTTGTCATCGAGATTGCAACAATTACGTTCTTTCATCCAGAAAAGAGGTGTTAAGCATGGCAGTGTTTAAACTTGAATCAGAAGAATTAGATGCGATTCAAGAGAAAATGACCGAGTACGGAGAAGGTGCAGCACGAGAGATCAATGAGGTGTTGCATGGAGAAGGTGCACGAGAGATCAATGATAAAATTATGCAGCTACTTCCAGTATCGGGGAGACGTTGGAAAGGAAAGAAAGCAGCAGCGAGTGAAGCGCAGCCATTCACGCAAGAAGATGGAATGCTTTCTGTAACGATAAAAACGACAAATGCTTATAATTATCTGTATTTTCCAGATGACGGAACAAATACAAAGAAACATATAGGAAATAAGCAATTTATGGCAGCAGGCGCAGAGAACACAAGCGAACGCATAACAGAATTGTGTATTGGACGATTAACAGAAGAATTTTAGGAGGGAAGAAATGACAAAAGGTGTATTTAGTGAATTTGAAGTGAGAGAGCAGTATATCAAATTTCTGAATGATGAAGAATCAAATTTTGAAAGTATGAGCTGCGTTGGATCAAGCGAAGAAGAGTTAGAAGTAAAAGTGATCACAAAAAACTGTAGAGGAGTAAAGGCAAAAGAGAAAACGAAGGGAACTGGTAACGGAACACTCACAGAATCCTTACATGTACCGCGTGATATTTACAATAAAATGCATGCAATGGCACGAGAAGGACTGAAAAAAGGAGTATATGCGTACGGACAGAACAGCAGTCATCCGGAATTTGCACTGACACAGAGAGTACTGGATGAAGATGATGAGGAAAAATATAAAGCATATCCACGCTGTATTTTAGAAAGCGGTCCAAAGAGATCCGTAGAAAATGGACAGGAAGAAGTGCCAGAACTTGAATTAACAATCACACTCTTACCGGATGAAAACGGAGAATGCATGTATGAAGCATTAGCAACAGAATTAGAGAAAGAGATTGCAGGCAAATGGATGAAAGAGTTTAGTACAGAACTTGTACAGAGCTCTGTGGTTCCAGTAAGTGAAACAGAATAGAAAGAAGGGAAAACATGGCAACATTTTATAAGATCAGCACACAGGATGGGCAGAAGGTAGATTTAACGCTAAATCTTGGAGCATTGGCAGAACTGTCCAAAAAGAAAAAAGATCTGTGTGATAGATACTTTGAATTTTACAAAAAAATGCAGGGAAAGAATGCAGGACTAAATGAAATCGAAATGGGAGAAATTATTTACATTGCATATGCGTGTGCGCATGTAAATGACGATCTCCCGACACTGACAGAATTTCTTTACAACCTGACGGATAACAGGGAGGAAATTGCAACAGTATTTCAACAGCTTTTTGGACTACAGGAAAAAAAACGAAATTTGCAGAAACGTTCGAAAAGGCAGCGAAGAAGCTAAACGGAAGTAGCATAAAAATGCCACATTTCGAATTGTGTGAAATTGAAGATTATTATACGTATTATGTAGTGATAATGGAAATCCCTGAACAGACATTTTGGGAAAACGATCTTAGATTTTTGGAAGGAGTACTAAGGAATAAAGTAGCCTACGATAGGTGGCTGCAATATGCGATAGAAAAGGAGAAAAAACGAAGTGGCAGGTAAAAATGAAGCAAAAATTAAATTTACAGCCGAAACCTCCGATCTGTCCCAGAAAATCAAAAGTGCGAATACAGACATAAGAGGGCTAAGCGCAGAGTTACGACTAAATGAGGCAGAATTCAAAAACACCGGAGATGCAGCAACATATATGGCGAATAAGCAAAAACTGTTAGAGGCAGAGGTTGATGCAAACAGGCAGAAACAAGAAGCACTCAATGGGAAATTGCAGTTAGCAAAGCAAATATTCGGGGAGGATAGCAATGAAGCACAAACATGGGCGAGACAGCTAACAAACGCAAAGGTAGAAGGTGAGCGTTTAAAAACACAAATAAATGATCTAAATACAGAACTGAACGCAAACGAAGGAGACTTAAGGGATTCAGGAAATGCAGCAAAAGAAGCAGGAGATGGTTTTACAGTACTAAAAGGTGCCATGGCAGAGTTGGCAGCAGATGGGATGGCTAATGTAAAAGAAGGAGCTACAGAACTAGCAACAGATTCAAGCAAAGCTTATGCACAGTTTGCAGCACAAACCGGAACAGCAACGGGCGCAATGGATAAATACAAAAAAGCTATTCAAGATGTGTATTTAGATAATTTTGGAGACAGCCTGGAAGATGTTGCAGGGAAAATGGGAAAGGTCAAAGAAGTAACAGGCGAAGTTGATCCGTCAAAGCTGAAAGAAATGACGGAGAATGCCATGACACTAGAAGATACATTTGATATGGACATGAATGAGACATTAAGAGGCGTGAACTCGCTAATGTCTCATTTTGGTTTAACATCTGAACAAGCATTTGATCTTATGGCAACAGGTGCCCAGAATGGATTGAATTATTCTGACGAATTAGGTGATAACGTAGCAGAGTACTCTGGAAAATTTGCAGAAGCAGGGTATTCAGCAAGTGACTATTTTCAACTACTTCAAAACGGAAGCCAAGGAGGAGCTTACAATTTAGATAAAGTCAACGATTCGATCAATGAAGTAACGACTAGATTAGCAAACGGAACGATAGAAGACGGCATAGGAAGCTTTAGTAATAAGACACAGGAAACATTCGAGGCATGGAAAAAAGGTGGAGCTTCACAAAAAGATGTGATTGATTCAATTGTATCTGATATAAAAGGAACAACAAACGAACAAGAAAAAATGAACATGGCAGCATTGGCATTTGGAACAATGGCTGAAGATGGTGGAACAAAATTTATTGAAGCATTATCAAGTACTGGGACAACGTTCGACAAAACAAAAGGAAAAATGAAAGAACTAGCATCAGTAAAGTATGACGATATAGGAAGTTCTATAAGTGGACTAGGAAGGTCTTTACGACAAAATGTATTACAGCCGGTTGTGGATGAGATAACGCCAAAAGTATCGGAGGCTATCCAAGGAATTACAGAGAAAATACCGGAAGCAGTGCAAAAGGTACAAGAAATACTACCAGTGTTAGGAGGGGTAGCAGCTGCAATAGGAATTGTAACAGTAGCGCTACAATTACAATCAGCAGTTACAGCTGTAAAAACAGCAATGGATGCAGCACAAGTGACAACATTAAGCGGACTGATAGCAACTGAATGGGCACAAGCAACAGCAGCAGCCGCTGCACTTGCCCCGTACTTGCTGATAGTCGCTGCAATAACAGCAGTTATAGCAATTGTAGTATTGCTGATAAAAAACTGGGATGCTGTAAAAGAGAAGTGTTCAGAAGTTGCACAAAGCATAGGCGAAAAATGGGAAGAAATAAAGACGAATATATCAAATGCGCTAACTGGGATCGGAGCTTTTATAAATAGTGCATGGAATGGCATTAAGGCGACGACATCAACAGTGTGGAATGTGATCAAAAATGTTATCACAACAGTCTGGGGCGGCATCAAGTCAGGAGTAAGTACCGCGGTTAATGTAGTTAAAACAGTAATTACGACAGTCTGGAATGCGATTAAAACAGTGACATCTACAGTCTGGAATGTAATTAAAACAGTAATCACAACAGTCTGGGGCGGCATCAAGTCAGGAGTAAGAACAGCGGTAAATGTAGTTAAAACAGTAATCACGACAGTCTGGAATGGAATTAAATCAGTAACATCAACAGTCTGGAATGCAATCAAAACAGCAATTACAACACCGATTAATGTAACAAGATCAATTGTAACAACAGCAGTAAATGGAATTAAAAGTGTAATGAATGGATTTAGTTCCGTAAAATCTACAGTAACAGGAGTGTTCAATGGAATCAAGACAGCGATCACACACCCGATTCAGACAGCAAAGAACACGCTATCAAGCTTAGTATCTAGGATTAAAGGACTGTTTAGCAGATTGCATATTTCACTACCGCATATCAAAGTACCACATTTTAAAATATCAGGCGGAAAAGCACCATGGGGAATTGCAGGAAAAGGAACAGCTCCAAAGATTGCGATTGATTGGTACAAGCAAGGAGCGATTCTGAAAAAAGCAACACAATTTGGAACAAATGTCAACACAGGAAATAGCATGGTAGGCGGAGAAGCCGGATATGAAGCGATCGCACCGATTGATACGTTGCAAGGATATGTTGAAGCAGCGGTTGAGACAGCAATGGGAAGAACAACGTTAGATTATGATACACTTGCGGACAAAATCGCAAGAGCATGTTCGAATATGAACATAACAATGGAAATCGATAACAGACAGATTGGAAGGGTGATAAGAGTGTGATGAAATTATATTATGAAGCATCAGATGGAACGAAATTGAATCTGATGGAAAACGGAATATATGCACAAGATCCGGAAAATCTAACAGAAAATACATGGAAGTATACAACGATATCCGGA